CTGCTGACGGGCATTGATCGGGCGGTGCTGGTGATGTACTGCCAGGCTTGGAGCCGGTGGGTAGAGGCGGAACAGCATCTGGTTGATCTGGGGCCGGAGAGATGGACCTTCAGCACAGACAACGGGTATCAAGCGCCGTCGCCGTGGCTCGGAATTGCCAATGCCGCAGCCAAAGAAGTCCGCCGGTTGGCCGTCGAATTTGGCATGACGCCCAGCAGCCGGAGCCGGGTGACGGTGAGCAAGCAAGAAGAGCAGGACCCGTATGAGGCGTTCCGACGACAGCGCAATGGCACAAGCGGATAAGTTGCCTTATGGCGATCATCCGGCCATGCGCTATGCGGCCGGAGTGCTCAACGGCGAGATTGTGGCCTGCAACTGGGTGCGGCTGGCGGTGACGCGGCATTTAACCGACCTGCTTGACGGGGAGGCGCGGGGATTGCATTTTGAGGCAGACGCTGCCCAGCACGTGATCGACTTCTTTGGCTTCTTGAAGCACAGCAAAGGTGAGTGGGCCGGCACAACCGTCACGTTGGAGCCCTGGCAGCAATTTTATCTGTGGGTGCTGTTTGGCTGGCAGCGGGAGGACGGCACACGCAGGTTCCGCACGGCCTATCAGGAGGTTGCCCGCAAGAACGGCAAGACGACGATTGCCGCGGGCGTGGGGCTGTACCTCTTCGATGCCGATGAGGAGCCCGGGGCGGAGATCTACACGGCGGCCACCAAGCGCGACCAGGCCCGGATTGCCCACTCTGAGGCAACGCGCATGGTCAAGGCCTCGCCGTTTTTGCGCAAACGGATTGGGACGTTCAAAGACAATCTGCACATCAAGGGCACGGCGAGCAAGTTTGAGCCGTTGGGCCGGGACTCAGACAGCATGGATGGTCTGAATGTGCATGGTGCCATCATCGACGAGGTGCACGCACACAAGAGCCGTGATGTTTGGGATCTGCTCGACACAGCCACGGGCAGCCGCCGGCAGCCGCTGATGTTTGGCATCACCACGGCCGGGTTTGATCGCCAGTCGCTGTGCTATGAACTGCACACCTATACCGAGCAGGTGCTCAACGGCGTGATCGTCGACGACTCGTTTTTTGGCGTGATCTACACGCTCGACGAGGAGGATGATTGGGAGGATGAGGCCGTCTGGGTCAAGGCGAATCCGAACCTGGGCGTGAGCAAAAAGCGCGACGACATGCAGCGCAAGGCGCAGCGGGCCAAGGAAATGCCCAGCGCGCTCAACAATTTTATCCGGCTGGAGCTGAACGTCTGGACGCAAAGCGTCACCAAGTGGATGAAGGCGGACAAGTGGGCCAGTTGCGCAGGGTATGTGGACGCCGATGGGCTGAGCGGGCGGATTTGTTACGCAGGGCTCGACTTGTCGACGACCACGGACATAACCGCATTTGTGCTGGTGTTCCCGCCCCAGAGCGAGGATGACGCGTATCAGGTGCTGTGCCGGTTTTGGGTGCCCGAGGAGAGTATGCGGCAGCGCACCCGGCGAGATCGTGTGCCATACGAGGCGTGGGTGCGCCAGGGGTTAGTGACAGCAACGCCGGGTGAAGTGCTCGATTATGCGTATGTGCTCGACCAGATTGACCAGGATGCGCAACGATATGATCTGGCGGAGATTGCGTTTGACCGCTGGGGTGCGTCGCAGGTGTCGCAGGGCTTGGAGCAGAACGGGCTGACGATGGTGCAGTTTGGCCAAGGGTTTGCGAGTATGTCGCCGGCGATGAAGGAATTGGAACGATTGGTGATCGCCGGGCAACTGGCGCATGGGGGAAATCCGGTATTGACGTGGATGGCAGATAACCTGGTAGCCCGAGTCGACCCGGCGGGCAATATCAAACCGGATAAAGAGCGGTCGACCGAGAAGATCGACGGGATGGTGGCGCTGATCATGGGTTTGGATCGGGCGGTGCGCCATGCCCCCAGCGTCTATGAGGAGAGCGGGGTTAAAACACTGTGAACCCGGTGACACGTTGGCTGGGCAACCTATTTGAAAAGCGCACGACGTTCGATCAGGCACATTTTGATTTGCTTGACATCAACGGCGGCACTACCTGGGCGGGCAATTCGGTCAGCCCGGGCAATGCCATGCGCTCGACGGCGGTCTATGCGTGTGTGCGCATTATCAGCGAGTCGATTGCTTCGCTGCCTTTGGTGCTCTTCCGGCGTGACGGCCGCAACCGCACACGCGCCACGGATCACTCCCTGTATACGCTATTGCACGACTTGCCCAACCCGGAGATCACCAGCATGGAATTCCGGGAAATGATGCTGGCCGGCGTGCTGCTGTGGGGCGACGCGTTTGCGGAAAAGGAGCTGGATAGCGCCGGGCGTGTGAAGTATCTTTGGCCGCTGCGTGCCGGCCGCATGGAACGGGCTGAGCGACGTGAAGATGGACAATTGTGGTGGGGATACCGGCTGCCCAACGGCCAACTGGTTTGGCTGCCCAATTATCGCTTGTTGCACCTGCGCGGTCTATCACCCGACGGCATCTGGGGTTATTCGGCCATCAAAGAGTTTGCCCGCAATGCCATCGGCCTGGCACTGGCCACCGAGGAATTTGGCAGCCGTTTCTTTAGCAACGGCGCACGACCCGGCGGTTATTTGCGGCACCCAGCCAGATTGTCGCCACCGGCATACAAGCGGCTCAAAGAAACGTTTGCCGAAGATCACCAGGGGCTTAGCAATGCGCACCGCTGGAAAATTTTGGAAGAGGGGATGGATGTTGCGGCGATCGGCATTCCGCCCAACGAAGCCCAGTTTTTGGAGACTCGAAAATTCCAGGTAACGGAAATCGCCAGGATTTTTCGGGTGCCCCCCCATATGTTGGCGGATCTGGACAGAGCCACATTCTCGAACATTGAGCACCAGAGCCTGGAGTTTGTCATTCACACGTTGCGGCCGTGGCTGGTGCGGTCCGAACAGGCGCTCTACCGGGACATTCTCACCGAGGCCGAGCGGCGCAACTATTTTGCCAAATATTTGGTGGAAGGATTGCTGCGCGGCGACACGGCGACCCGGTATCAGGCCTACACCACCGGCATTCAAACGGGCTTTATGACGCGCAATGAAGCGCGTGAGCTGGAAGATATGAACCCGCTCGACGGGCTCGACGAGCCGCTGCTGCCGCTCAATATGATCGAGGTGGGGCAAGAGCCACCGGAGCCAGCGGCGCGGCATGACCATGCCCAGCTGGAGCTGCGGGCAGAGGTATCTGATCCCACCGTATGGGATGCACGCGCCGACCAGGTGCGGCGAGACCGCCAAAGCATGATGAACCGCAGTGTGCGGTTATGGGAAGATGCGGCGCGGCGGATGGTCAAGCGCGAGGTCGCCGACGTGCGCCGGGCGGCGACGCGCTTTTTGGGCAAGCGCAGCGGCGAGGAGTTTGAACGCTGGCTGGCAACCTTTTACGAGGATATGCGGGTGTGGCTGCCCGACTATTTCCGGCCGCTGCTCGAATCCTACGCTGAGGAGATTATGGCGGCGATTGCAACCGAGCTCGATGGGGAGCCCGCACCGCTCGACGACAACCTGCGGGCCTGGATTGAAGGCTATCTGACCAATTTGGCTACGGTCTATACCGTCGGGTCGGAAAAGCAGCTGCGGGCGTTGCTGCGGGACGCAGAGGGGGATGAGGCGGCCGAGGCGGAGATCAATACCCGGCTCGACGGGTGGCAGGAGACCCAGCCAGGCAAAACTGCATTCGAGCAGGCGTTTGAGGCCGGCAATGCGCTCAGTATCTACGGGTATGCGGCAGCGGGAATTCTGTTCTTGCGCTGGAGTGCGCGTGGCGAGAGCTGCCCGCTGTGTAAAAAGCTAGACGGGCGACGGATCCCGATCGGCGGGGCGTTCCTCGACGAGGGTAGTACGGTTGAGGCGGATGGGGTAGATCCGCTACCAGTGGTGAGAAAAATCAAACATGGTCCGCTGCACAACGGTTGTGATTGTGTTGTGGTGAGGGGGTAACTCATGGGGTATACACCACCACCGATGCCGCCTAAACCGATCATTGTGAAGTGCGATTATTGCGGCAAGCCCGTCAAGGAATGCGGCTGTGGAGCCAGCAAATGAACACCGAACCACAAACAGTCGTGCAGGTCATCAAGCATTTGGAATTGCAGCCAGGCGATACCGTGGTGATCAGTTTTCCGCACCGGTTAAGTGCGCAAGAGACCCAACGTTTGATTGAAAGCCTGAAAAACATGTGGGGTGCGGGCGTGCATGTGGTGTTGATGGAAGACGGCATGACGGTTGAGGGCGTGCTGCGTTTCAAAGGGAATGAGGGGTAAATCATGGCCGGCAGAGTGCTGAGCAGTAAAAACGAGAGTCGACTGCGGGAGGCCTTGGCGTTGATGACAGATGTTTTGGCGCAACTGGAGGGCGACGAGGATGAGCGCCACGTGCGCAGCCTGGCCGGCGGCTTTGAGCATCGCTCGTTTGCCCTGGGCGACGTGGAAGTGCGGGCGGACGCCAGCCAACCGGTGATCCGGGGCTATGCGGCGGTGTTCAACCGGTTGTCGCAGAATCTGTATGGGTTCCGAGAGCAGATTGCGCCGGGGGCATTTACCGAGACACTCACAGGTGATGTGCGGGCGCTGTGGCAGCACGACACGGCCCAAGTGCTGGGCAGAACCAAGAACAACACGCTGCGACTGTGGGAAGACGACAAAGGTCTGGGTTTTGAGCTGATCCCGCCGGATACGCAGGTCGGCCGCGATGCCGTAGCCCTGATTGGCCGCGGCGACGTGGATCAGATGTC